TCAGCACAAACATTACAGATAGTTATGCGTCACACGTATACAGTAGGTAGACGTAATCCATGGAATCAAGCATATGCCGGTTATGGTACATGGACTCATGAACAAGGCGAAAATATAAGTCAGTATTTCGGTAATGGTGGAGGAGATAACACTCCATATATAGGTGTAACTAGTCCTAATACTCCTAGAAGTGTTTGGAATGTAATGTGTGCTACAAGAAGTACGAGCGAATTCAAATGGTTTATCAATGGTAGTTTAAGTAGCACTACTGCTAATCCATATGGTACATTAGCAAACACAAGTGCTAATATATTGATAGGCAATGGATACGCAGGTTATTGGCAAGGTGATATGTCTATGGTTACTGCATATACTAGAGCCTTAACAGACAGTGAAGTAGCACAGAATTTTAATGCTATTCGCGGGAGATTTGGTATATGAGTGTCAATCTAGGACCAGACATTATAGAGACAGGCTTGATACTGTCTTATGATGCTATGAACCCACGAAGTTATCCGGGCTCTGGTTCTACATGGTATGATGTTAGTGGATTCGATAATCACGGGTCTATAAGCAATGGTGAATATAGCAATGGTTGGTTACAAAATAGTGGCAACGTAAGTAGTTTCTTTTATATTTCTACAGGTAATAGCAGTTCTTTGAACTCAGCGTTTAGTACAACAACTGGCGGCTGGACTATTGAAGAATCAGTATTGACTTACTCAACTAATTATCCAGAAGCAGATGCAGGTACAGTTAGCAGCGGTGACGCATACTCGCCAGGTAATACAGGTTTTGACTGGCAGCATGGATATGGGGTCACACAATTTCAGATGGGTATGAGTAGCAATTCCGGTGGAGCATATGAAGATACCTGCCTATATACTGTACCAAGTCCTTACAATGCTTTTAATGTTTGGCGACTAAGGACTATGGTGTGGAATAGAGGTGCGAACACATTCGCGTTTTATATCAATGGTGGATTGGTGGGTTCTTCTAGTACACCTAACACATCAGGCACAAGCGTATATGATGGTGGTGGGGTGAGTTGGGGAACATTGTATGGTTGGAAGTTTTTTGGTAGACGCAGTACAATCAAAGTTTATAACGTTGCGTTGACCGCTGCACAAGTCAGCACGAATTGGAGTGCATGGCAAGGTAGATATGGGGTAAATGTATGAGTGTTTATGCAGGTCCAGATTATAGAAACTATAAAACGGCCAGTGAACTATTGTCCGCCTTTCCACAACTAGCAGGTAGAGACAATTACTATATGTTGTATCCACAAGGCCCTAGCAGTAACGGCGTATTGACCTGGTGTGATATGACCACTGACGGCGGCGGCTGGATGATGATAGCACGTAGCCATCCTTCTACTATAAATTATGGCAGCACTAACTGGGGCTGGCGTGGTGGCGCGATAGGTGATGTTAAAGATTTTAGTCAAGCATATCAGTTAGGTTGGTTCACTTATTTTTATAATAATACTACATTCTCAAGTTTTATATTTGGCAACAGAGGAAACTATTACAACAATACTTGGGGATATTTTATCTACAAAAGATTTGGATTTACATACAATGATTTGATGAATAGTGACACACAACAAGGGGCTTCAGCATCGACACTACAATCTAATACTAGTGTTTATGGTGACTCAGGTTTTCCGGGAATGCAAAGTGCTATAGGATTTGCCACTTCAGCCACTAGTAGTAACTTTTATTATATGCGTGATTGTTGCGGATTCGCAGGTTACGGAGCCTATCCTACTTCAATGGTCACAACATATTGCGGAGCGAATTTCTATTATGCAGGCCCCTGGTGCGGTGGGTCATCTACAGATGGAAGCGGAAATTTCTTGGCAAATAGTTACGTGTCTAATGGATTGACATATGGCGGAACTAATCAATATATGATCATGGTGAAATAATATGCAATATAATCTTTATATAGAAACTACTCAAGGTATGAAGAACGCTATGGTTGATAGTCCCCATGTATTCGCTGGTGCGCCTTTTGGTTATGTTCCTTATCGTAAGTCAGGTTCATGCGAACTTGATCAGACAATAATCGATGATTTCTGGCGCTGTGTTGATATAGTGCTTGAACAAAATGAATTAACAGCAGATGATTTCATACGAGCAGTAAGAGCGTTTGGTAATAGCAATATGTACGGTGAGATAAACAATTGATAAGTACAATGTGACTAACATTTTCTTGTTCGATTACGAACTTAGACTTAAGACCTGGGCTGAATTAAGGGATACTATAAAAGACTTGGATGTTGCCCAGCAGTGCATAGAGATAGATAGATTCTGGCAAAGAGCCCCAATCAGTAATTATTATTTACATACTGATTATATAAAAGACTGGCCTGACCCGTGGCAACTACTAGCAGATAACAACTTTTGTTATTACGCTAGAGCATTGGGTATGATTTATACCTTTTTACTCACGGGCACCAAAAATCTTGAACTTGTCCTAGCAAAAGACGATAATAGCAATGAAGTGGTATTAGTCCTTGTCGATGACGCAAAATATGTGTTGAATTACTGGCCCGAGACAGTAGTAAATAATCACATCAGCGATTTTACGATAATTAAGACATTCGATATATCACCACTGACTGCTAAGATAGGTTAACAATGAAAATAAATGTAATAAAAAGGTCTGGAAAGACAGAACCACTCGCCGTTGAAAAATGGCAACAACAAGTAGCAAAAGTATGTAATGGAATAGCAGACATCTCTCAGTCCATGATTGAGATCAAAGCACAGCCCCACTTTTATGACGGTATAACCACAAGAACTATTGATGAGATCACTCTACGCGCCATAGTAGACCTTATCGATATCGAACATAATCCAGATGTAGGACATACTAATTATCAATATGTTGCTGGTAAGCAACGTCTTAGCATGTTACGTAAAGATGTCTATGGGCAGTATAATCCTCCACACTTGTTTCAGATAGTAAAAAAGAACATAGAGTCCGGACTCTATACCAGCGAATTACTTGATTGGTATAGTGAAGATGATTGGAATAAGATGGAAGAATTCATCGATCATGAGAAAGATGAACAATACAGTTATGCCGCTATTGAACAATTGATTGAGAAATATCTTGTACGCAACCGTGCTACAAAAGAGATTTATGAGACTCCCCAAGTTCGCTATATGGTCGCTGCCGCGACTGTGATGCACAAAGAAGATAAGAGTCAAAGACTAAAATATGTAAAGGAATACTATAATGCTTCTAGTGATGGTTTGTTCACTCTTGCTACTCCTGTACTCGCTGGCCTCGGAACACCGACCAAACAGTTTAGTTCTTGCGTTCTTATCCGTAGTGATGATGACCTTGACAGCATTTTTGCATCAGGTGAGATGATGGCTAAGTATGCTAGCAAACGCGCTGGCATTGGCCTTGAGATAGGTAGATTGCGCCCATTAGGTAGTCCTATACGCGGTGGCGAAGTTATGCACACGGGAATGATACCTTTCTTGAAGAAGTGGTTCGGAGATTTACGCAGTTGTTCACAAGGAGGTATTAGAAATGCAAGTGCTACAGTATTTTATCCCATTTGGCATTATCAGTTTGATGATCTTATTGTTCTTAAGAACAATCAAGGAACCGAAGAAACCCGAGTCCGTCATATGGATTATGGGGTTGTGCTTAGTAGTTTCTTCTGGAGACGATTCAAAAACAGAGAAAACATAACATTTTTTGACCCCAACGAAGTTCCAGACTTATACGAAGCATTCTATTCAGATTGCGCGAAGTTTGAAGAACTTTACGTCAAATATGAGAAACGTAAAGATTTACGCAAGAAAACCATGAATGCTGAAGATGTGTTCAAGGGTGGCATATTAAAAGAAAGAACTGACACGGGACGTATCTATTTGGTATTCATAGATAATGTCATGAACCAAGGGCCGTTCGACCCGGAATACCATACAATTTATCAAAGTAACCTTTGCTGTGAAATTCTGCTTCCTACTAAATCTTTTAAGCGTCTTGACGATCATAACGGTCGAATTGCACTTTGCACTCTGGGGTCCATTAACTGGGGCGCATTCAGAAACCCTGAAGATATGCGTAGAGCTTGCCGCGTTCTACAGCGTAGCCTATGCAACATACTGGACTACCAAGATTTCTTAAGCATACAAAGTAAACTAAGCAATGATGAGATTCAACCATTAGGCATTGGTGTAACTAATCTAGCATACTGGCATGCCAAACGCGGAATGCGATATGGTGAGAAAGATAGTTTGCAAGAAGTTAAGACTTGGATGGAACATCAGGCATTTTATCTCACAGAAGCAACAGTTGAACTTGCTAAAGAGCGCGGCAAGTGTGTAGATAGTGACAAGACACGTTATGGTCAAGGTAAGTTTCCATGGGAGTTACGTGCTAAAGGCGTGAATGAACTTGCTAATTTCACCCCTGAACTCGACTGGGAATCGTTGAGAAAGGAAATGAAACAACATGGGGTACGAAACGCAACACTTATGGCCATTGCTCCTGTTGAGTCTAGTTCTGTGGTTATTAATAGTACTAATGGTATTGAGATGCCTATGTCACTTATCTCAGTTAAGGAGAGCAAGGCTGGATCTTTTACACAAGTTGTACCCGAATATCAAAAGTTAAAAAATAAATATGAGTTGATGTGGGAACAGAAAGATTGTTTAGGTTATATCAAGACCTCAGCAGTATTGGCAGCATACGTAGATCAAAGTATATCAACAAACACATTCTACAATCCCGCACATTTTACAGATCGCAAAGTTCCTACTACGTTGATAGCAAAGAATTTAATGCTGGCTCATCAATATGGATTGAAGACTTTCTATTACAGCCTCATCAATAAGGCTGGGTCTAGAGTTGTAGAAGAAAGCCATGAAGTTGTTAAACAAGAAGTATTTGAAGAAGATGGCGATTGCGAGTCTTGCAAACTTTAAGAAAGGATGATATAATGGCTTATAGTTCACAAGTAGTAGATCATTATGAAAACCCAAGAAATGTGGGTAGTTTTGATAAATCCGATACTGGTGTTGGTACTGGTATGGTTGGCGCACCTGCTTGCGGTGACGTTATGAAATTACAGATAAAGGTTGACAATGATACAGGTATTATTACAGACGCTAAATTTAAAACGTACGGCTGCGGCTCGGCAATCGCGAGTTCCAGTCTTGTTACAGAGTGGGTCAAAGGAAAAACCCTTGACGAAGCCGGAGAAATTAAAAATAGCCAAATTGCTGAGGAGTTAGCATTGCCTCCAGTCAAGATACATTGTAGCATTTTAGCCGAAGATGCTATCAAGGCAGCGATAGAAGATTACAAAAAGAAACACTAATATGAGCAAAGAACAATATAATTTAAAAACAAAAACAGATTATTCTAGTCGTAAAATGTTCTTGGACAAAGAGGGTCCAGTAACAATTCAACGTTTTGAAGAAGTCAAGTATCCCAAATTACAAAAACTAGAACAGACGGCTCGTGGTTTCTTTTGGGTACCCGAAGAAGTTAGTTTGACAAAAGATGCCAACGATTTCAAAGATGCAACAGATGCCGTCAAACATATCTTCACAAGCAATCTATTACGCCAGACAGCACTTGACAGTTTACAAGGACGTGGGCCCAGTCAGATATTCACTCCGGTCGTCAGCCTACCTGAGTTAGAAGCATTGATGTTCAATTGGAGTTTCTTTGAGACAAACATCCATAGCCGCAGTTACAGTCACATCATTCGTAACATCTATAATGTGCCCAAGGATGTGTTCAACACAATCCACGACACTAAAGAAATTGTAGACATGGCATCAAGTGTAGGCGACTACTATGAAAAATTACACCAATTAAATTGCTTCAAAGAAACAGGCACAGAAGTTGCCGAGAGTCATCACATCAAGGCTATATGGCTAGCACTCAACGCAAGTTATGCATTAGAAGCATTTAGATTCATGGTTAGTTTTGCTACAAGTTTAGCAATGGTTGAGAATAAAATCTTTATCGGTAACGGGAATATCATCAGTCTCATCTTACAAGATGAGATCATGCATAAAGATTGGACTGCATATATGATCAATCAAGTGGTTAAAGAAGATAATAGATTCGCAAGAGCAAAGCAAGAGTGCGAACAAGAAGTATATACATTGTATATGGATGTCATTCGCGAAGAGAAAGAATGGGCAGACTACTTGTTCAAGAAAGGCAGCGTTATCGGTCTTAACGCTAACATATTGAAGGACTTTGTTGACTACACAGCCAACACAGCACTTAAAGAAGTCGGTATCAAATATCAAAGCCCTGCACCTAAAAACACGCCGATACCCTGGTTCAATAAACATAGCGAGACCAGTAAAAAGCAGACGGCATTACAGGAAAATGAGAGTACGAATTACGTGATTGGGGTCATGAGCGACCAATTAAATTACGACGACCTACCTTCCCTGTAATATATAATACACAAGGAGAAAAATATGAAGGCTGTAATTTGGAGTAAGGATTACTGCGGTTTTTGTGACCGCGCAAAAAGATTGCTAGAACAAAAGGGCATCACTTACGAAGAACGTAAGATTGGTAGCGGATATACTAAAGAACAGTTATTAGAAGCAGTTCCCTCAGCAAGAACAGTTCCGCAGATATTCATAGACGATGAATATGTCGGTGGTTTCACTGAACTACAACAGAAATTTGGAGCATAATATGGATATCAACAAAAACGAAACATACACATTTAAGTTAAACAGCGGTGAAGAATTAGTCGCTAAAGTGATAGAGGTTAAAGATAATTACGTCATAGTGTCTAGCCCGGTTTCAGTAGCCCCGGGTCCTCAAGGAATGGGGTTGATGCCCAGTTTGTTCACTAACGACCAGCGTGGAAATGTCAGACTAAATACTAATAGCATTGCTCTAGTTGCGGATACAGAAGAGGCAGTCAAGATGAAGTACATCGAAGCGACTACCGGAATCAGTGTCCCTTCTAAGAAAATGATATTAGGATGATACATGCCACAATTAAGTCGCAAGGGTGATAAAAATACTACAGGAGGAAAGATTGTACGCGGAGCCGAGACGGTATTCTGTAACAATATTGCTGTAGGTCTACATAAGAGCGACATCACCCCGCACGATCCAAAAAAGAATAAGAAGCCGCACCAAGCGGCTAAAACCACTGACGGTAGTCCTACAGTATTCGCAGAACACTCTCCTGTGCTTAGAGTTGGCAGCGGAAACGACTGCGGACATAAGATAGTTCAGGGTAGCGATAACGTGTATGTCGAGTAAGTCATGGCAGATACCGGTAAACAAAGTCCCTTAGGCGTAAACGTAATAGGATCGATATTAGATAATATCGGTTTCTGGATAAACCCTACGGCTGAAAGTTACATGGGCAGTAATAAACTGACATGGACTGAGGTTCCCGGTTCTAATGCTGACTATGCTAAAACTTCAAATAATTTAACATTCGGTAGGACAGTAGAAGAAACATCACTTAAGTGGATCACATGGTCTATCAATGATGCATTCTTTAGGGGCGCGGCAAGCAAACTTAATCCACTGTTATCGGTCGGCACTATCACAGCAACGACATATAATAATCTATTATCTATAGGTCAAGATGCGGCTACAGGTGGAAAATTTTTGCCTGCATTAGGTAATAGCCCACCATATGATAACTGGACTAGGCAGAATGTTAACACATGGGATCCTACGTATACGTGGAAGAATCCACATCCTGAACTATACTCGCATGAATTAGCAGGTCCACCTGCATTCTCAGGATATGGATTGTTTAGTTGGACTAATCCTATATATGAAGGTTCATATTCTGTTAGTAGTCCTTTCGACCCTCCCACTAGAGTTAAGTACGCTTACATCAATGAAGGTCAATTAGCAAGTTGGTGGCCGTTCAAGGCTACAACGTCATCCGGTGTAGTACCTAACAGGGGAATCACTCAGTGGGGTTGGTTGAGAGTGATTCCGTTACAAGCATGGAATGAATTTGATTTCAACAACGAGTTAAAAATAAAAGGGTATAATCCACAAAGATATTGGATCCAAGAACCTTTGAATACTCCTGAGTACAGAATGTTTGTAGATAGTTTCATGAGTTTCTATGGATTCATGCAATCTACAAATGAAGCGATATATTCTATAACAAACAGCCGATCTTTCTTGAAGGGAACGTATTCAAATATGGACGATCTCATCACGGCTGACGTAGCAGGAGCATCATTAGCATTTAAAGAATTCGGTCAAGATTTATTGAACTTAGGTAAGATAATTGATTGGCAGTATATAAAGTCATTTGGTCTACCATCTACATTACTAAAAACTCTAAACAACAATAATGCGATAAATGGCAGTTTGAATTTAGCACTGTTGACTTCTGGTATACCGCAAGCACGAATCACTGATATTGCTACAGGTTCTGAGACTGCCACAAAAGAAGAAGAACAAAAAATGTATGGTTCCTTCTTAGTTATTGTTGGACAAGATTTAAAAGAAATATTAACTACTTGCTTTTGTAGTACAGTAGGTATAACTACGTTAGGTGATTGTCTCAACATCAAAAAACTATTTCCTAATAGTTATAGCACGTTGACAGTGCCTACATACAATGTATCACAAAGCGCCGTACAAAGTGCAAAAACTTATTATCCGTTGTTCCAGCCAAATACAGGTAACGTCAACCCGACATTAGATTCTCCGGCTATGCAAGATAAGATAGGCACGTTAGTACCACCTGGGGCACCTCCTATCACTCTAGTTCCTCCTATGATAGAAACTAGCGTCAGCGAAAGTAATTTCGGTCTGACTAATAACAGTGTAGATGTATCGGTGACAGAAAACAAGATGGCTATAGCAGAAGGTGTATTAACATCAGAAACTTTAGCAGCGGTACAGGATGTACCTAACACTCCTAAGTTATTGCAAGAGAATGTTGATACTAATCCTACTGTAAACTCTGCAATTATTTCAACGGGAGAGTTCTTAGCACAAGGTTTTGTTAAGGCAACGGCTAGAGAAATTCAAAACGCACCTAATATACCTGCACCAACCCCGCAACCTACACCTAACGTGATTTCAGAAAACACACCTAATAAATCAGGTGTAGGAATATCAGGTTCAGGTATAGGAACAATATCACCGACGGGTGGAAAAACTAGCCTCGGTGGCGGATTTTTCCAAGATGATATAGGTCAATTGGACGATAAATGATATGGCTATGACACCACCACCAGAAGGCTTTGATTCATATCTTGATGGCATATTGCCACCTGATCAGGCTATATTAGCCGGCGCCTTTGCGTACACTATGCAACAGGTTAGAAATATAGATAAAGTTCCTGCAACTGACTTTGCTAAAGTAGTATACAGCATGGAGAACGCTTCAGTAGGACTACCGCAAATAAACGGTAGCGTTGTTGATAATTTTCAGATACCTACAAATAAACCATTAGCCGACAACGGCACTAGAAAAGAAGCGTTGGGCGCGGGCCCGCAAGGCACTTATACCATGAGCAATTTCTTTGGTGCTATGAGTGGTCTTCCTTATCCTTGGGTAAGAATGACACAGTTGATCAAAGATACAGAAACATTTAAGTTGAGAAATACATATCAAGAAATGTTTCTAGCAGTTACATGGCAAGAAGCATCGATGGACATCTTGCAACCAGATTATTATAAAATTGCAAAACCTTATGTGGCTCCTACAGTAACACCTAACAATACTAACCCTGATTATCAACCTGACGGTACTGTGAAGACCGCAGGATCATTTACAGTAGGTTGGGAGTTCACTATTACTACTGTAGGCACTACTGATTTTACTTTGATAGGCGCCGCAAGTAATACAGTTGGGGTGACTTTTGTTGCTACCGGCGCCGGCGCAGGTGACGGTACTGCGACCCCGGTCGTTAACTTAAATCAATATGTAAATCCTACTACAGGCGCAGAAACAAAAAGCCCTTCATATTATAGTGACGGTGGTGAGCGCGAGTATTATGACTGGTATTATACAGTACAATGTATGCAAATTGAAGATGGCGGCGGATATGGAAGAGGATCTGCACCTCCGCCTAAAGTACAAGTCGCCATACGTTTTCCAAATGGATCATATGATACTGTTAGAAACATAAATGTAGGCACTGTGCCAAATCCGATTTGGACTTCTCCTACTAGAGCCAATGTGACTACAGTACAAGGTACTAATCCACAGGACTGTGCATCGATAGAACGTAAGTCATATGGTAGAGTGACTGCAAGAATAAACAATGGCGGAGCATACTTGTGGCTACCACTAGACCCGCAACAGAAAGATATATATGGCAGACCTTGGGAAGATAAGACAGGTCAAGATACAGTGTTGTATGTTGATGGCAACCCGGTCGCTAATCCTCCACCTACACCAGTCTACCCGCCGAGACCAGAACAAGAGATAAGAGGTACATCATTGTCGGATCCTGGCATGATGCCTATAGAAACTATAACGATTGAATATCCGCCTATACAGCCTTTACCTGTACAGGCAAACGGCAATAAAGCAGTTGATGGTGTTAACACACAAGGAAGGGTCACTTGTAGATTTGGACTTATGCCTAACCCACCTGCTACAGTTTTCTGGACTAGCCCTGGTAATAGTGTGACTCAAGGTTATATCAATCAAGCGAACATAGAGATTCAAACGGTTATCGCACCTACAACCCCCTATTATCAAGAATTGTACAACTTGTGGGAAATTTTAGGCATTAATATAAAATTAGAGCAACGTTCACGTTATATCGCACTTGCCCCGGTACCCGTGCCTTGGGACACAAGATATGCAGATATACCTGTGTCATTGAACGGTTTCGTTGATAGCATACCTGAATTTGCTCAACAAACTGAACCAAACATGGCAGCACAGACTTTAGAAAACATCAGCAATGTCACTACACCAGGCGGCCAAAGCGTAGTAGCGCAGATGAGACAAGAGAGAAATCAGACTAGACTAGCAGAGATAGGCATAGAGTTAGATAACGGTATGGGCAAAAAACTACCACCTAGAGAGCAAACAAGGTGGATGGTCAACGGCACACTACCTACAGCAATAACAGGTATACCTGGCGCTACTGGAGCAGACATAGACACACCGATATATGTCATACCATCCTATCCTACTATAACTGTACCTATAACTTATTGGGATTGTGTAGATAATACATTAAAGATCGTCACTAACTTAGCACCAGGAACTATAAGACCTATACTAGAAGGAGAGGGATGTCCTATAGTGGGCCCAGAAATACCAGTAGGTCCTGGACCCGAATTCCCGCCCCCGGGGAATCCGTTTGATCCAGGCGGAAATAATGGATCAAATCCGGGAGGTGAAAAACCGCCCGCTAATACTAATAGAAATACTACTAGTACAACACTGCGTCCAAGCACATATTCTGTGCAAGATGCTATAGATAGGGTAATATCGTGCAACTGCGACTGCTGGATAGAATGATGTCCAAAATGTTTGCAGTAATTAAAACAATAAGTTAAGATAGATACTTATTGTGTCTTATCTAAAGGCAGAGGGCAACCAGCCGAGGAGAAAGAAATGGAAAAATCATTACAGAGTATCAATCTGTTGATCGGACTTTTGTTTGTAGCATTGCTAACGTTCATGATAAGCAATAACAGGATCAAGATGATCAAAGCAAACACGGCCGCAAAAACAGAAAGCGTTGAGAGCATAGAGAAGAACCTTTCTTGTCTAGCACTTAACATTTATAGAGAAGCAGGCCATGAGCCTTTCGAGGGAAAGGTCGCTGTAGCACAGGTAACTATAAATCGTACACGCGACCCTAATTTCCCTGATACTGTATGCGAAGTAGTGTATCAGAAAAATTCGTTTATGGGTAAAGTTGTATGCCAATTTAGTTGGTATTGTGACAATGCACACAGAATGCGCCCTATAAACAAACAGGCGTATGAAGAGAGTTACAAAGTAGCCAAGATGGTCTACTTAGAAGACTTCAAGTTGGAAGGACTTAAGGATGCGTTATATTATCACGCAGACTATGTAAATCCAAACTGGAGAAAAAAGAAAATAACCAAGATAGGAGCACATATTTTCTATGAATAATGACCTTAAACTCAACACGGAAAACAACTTCATGGATAAAACATATGATTATACCAAGCGTTTTTTCAAACGCATGTGGTTAGAGTTTAGAGCAAGCATTCGCAAAGTCACAATCGATGGTATCGGTTGGACGGCATTGTTGACATTACACGCAGTCACTATTCCTACATTGATTGGATTGATGACTGGATTGAGCGACAAGACACCACCAATCGATATGGTATTGATTTTGTGGATCGGTATGGCATTGTTCTATCTAAAGAGTATTCTTGAAAAGAACGTTGTTAGCATCATCATTATTGGTCTTGGATTTATCGCACAAAGTGTACTGATGGCTCTTGTTTTCTTTAAATAAGAGTGTGAGCGAAGATCCTAATAAAAACAATTCCGCAAAAGGACGAGAGAGTTTCGATGTAACAGTCGGAAACTCTCTTGTTTCTTTTTTTAATAGGAATGCGACCAACTATCCTACAGAAGTAGGTGCACCTAAATTTGACCTAGTCCCGGTCACTAAACAAAAAGACATCATGCTCAATGTGGCTAGACTTCATGCTAGCCAAGAATATGATCGTATCATGGAACTTGTTAATGTATTGCAGAAACAAGCACAACAGATACAGCATAGATTGAAACTCACCGATATGGTACACGGTGCAAAATACAATTTTCAATTGTACCATAATCAATGTTATTGGCTTGCGTTTGATCATAGAAAAAACTATACTATACTTACTCCGTTAGGCCCTACAGATTGGTGTACTGGAGCCCCGCATGAGTATGAGTACATCACAAGAGTAAAATGGCTAGGTGACTATACTTGGATAGAAGTTAACCCTGACGGAACAGACGGACAACAAACATTATGACTAAGATTAGCAAGAGCCCACAAAGAAATACTTTTCAAAAAGAAAAGTACATTGAGCGTTGCCAAAAAGAAGGTATAGAACCTTCACAGGATTATTTAGACATGTGGCTAGAAGATGATAAGCGCCGCATGTCTAAATTCAATGATCCACAAAGCAGAGTCAATAATATGGAATATGATTTATTGACTACTGATTGGATATTAGAAAAAGTACGTAATGATGAAGCATACGCACAAAATCTATATGCCAGCATGTGTAATACTGATTTTGTCAGAAACGATGTATGGCCATTATTGAAGGGTGAAAAGTGGAGTTGTAGTTGGCGCTATGCAGGGGGTATCATTGCTGATATGTGCCAAGAGGGAGACTACATAGATTGGTACTGTTCAGGTATACGAGGTGATATGTCTGAACCTTTTGATCCTACACCAGAGCAAATCGAACGTATGAAAATAACTGAGCGGTTTGTAGGTGAAGGTCATGTGACTGATGAGATTCGTAGTGACTTATTAAAGTTAGGATGGGTAGTTATCGATGACGACAGCCAGCCCATATAAATACAGTTATGATCAATTTAAATAACCTTCACGGCGGCATTAAACTCATCAAAGAGATAATGGACAAAAATAATAATAAGAGACAACCTTGGTCTAGAGACAAGCAGAAAGAAAAGGTGTCTTCACTTAAAAATTATAAACCTAAATCAAAATGAATGTTGAATCTCCTTGTATAGGACTATGCAGGCTTGAAAACAAAATATGTATAGGATGCCAGCGCACCGATAAAGAAATTCAACAATGGTACTATGCAGATAATCAGCAGAAGTTAAAAATACTTGAAGCAGTAGAAAAAAGACGCAAGCGATAGGGGTAGATATGAGCGGCGACCAAATCAAAGCAAGAGTTAGTAAGCGCAGATTAAAAGATGACAACGCAGTTCGCAAACAAGTCAAGATAGCAAAAGCGCATGGTCTTACACCAAAAGATAAGCAACTAAAAGAACCGCATAGATATGCAAAACATCATGCTATGGATTGCGGTAATCCCGGCTGCATTTTATGTAGCAATCCTAGACACAACAAATTATTTAAAAAAGATAAACTTACTATTCAGGAACGAAAGTTCTTTCAAGATGTGGATAACAAAAAGTATAAACACGGTAACGGAAGCATCGAAGAAGATAATTAATCTATCTTTACTGCTACTATTACTTTTTGGGCTAAGTCTATTGATCATACCCGCTATAGGTATAATGTTCGGGGCATTACGAAATTTTATGGGCATCTCTTAGGCATATAAGTATTTCACTGACCTATAGGAGATATATATGAAAACAGTAGGAGATAAATTAAAGCCCTTCGCCGTAGTTGGCGTTAAGCCAGGCAAGTTGACCCCAGATGATGCTTTTGAAACTATCACAGAAAAGAGTTTTGAAGGCAAGTGGAAAGTAATTGTTTACTATCCAAAAGATTTTACTTTTGTCTGCCCAACTGAGATCGTTGCTTATGACAAGTTGAACAAAGATTTCGCTGATCGTGATGCCGTATTACTAATCGGTAGCACAGACAACGAGTTCTGTAAACTAGCATGGCGCGCAAATCATGAAGATTTGAAGAAGACTAACAGTTGGATGTTTGCCGATGTTAAGCGCGAGACATACAATGACGTTGATGGTTATAGTAATGAAGGTTTGATCGATCAACTAGGTGTATTCTACGCACCGGCTGGTGCAGCATTACGCGCCACGTTCATCGTTGACCCACAGAATGTTATTCAGCACGTTACTGTAAACAACTTGAATGTTGGTCGTAGCCCAGAAGAAACATTGCGTGTACTAGACGCTTGCCAGACAGGTGAACTATGCCCGTGCAATCGTACTATCGGCGGTGAAACACTGTAATGCTTGAAACTATCTGCGAAACGCTTGTAGAGGCTTATCGTAGAAATTGGATCACAAGTCGTGATGGCAATGTTAGTATTCGTCATCACGACCGTGATCACTTCTATATAACACCTAGCGGTGTACGTAAGCAAACACTACAGCCTGATCAATTCAAAAAGATAGGCATAATGCATCAACCTATTGATAGATGGAATTGGACTGATTTGCCTTACACAGATATAAGCAAAAATCTTAGACCAAGCGGCGAGTTACCATTACATTTTGGTTTACAAAAGATGATGGGGCAACATAGTAACGATGTTCGTGTCGTGATGCACTTTCATCCTACATATTGTGTAGCAGCCATGCATGCGGGTATAGATTTAAGCACAGTCGTAAATGATTTTCCCGAACTAAGCCGTTATACAAAAGTAGCAAAGAATGTACCAGACGTACCTCCTATCAGTCAAGAATTGGCTGATCGTTGTCTTGAGAATCTAGAATTGACTAACAATGGCACTATATCTTATGATATAGTTGGCATCAAAGGTCACGGAGTAGTAGCAATTGATACAAGCCCGTGGCGTGCGTTTGAACATATAGAAAGACTAGAACACATTTGTAAGATCGTGCTTTCTAGCAGAAAGGTTCATAGTGCATGAGTCTAATAAACGCAGTTTAGCAAAAGCAGTAAGTTGGCGAATCACCGGTACTGTAGATACATTCATAATAAGTTTTTTTGTGACGGGTGAAGTAGCATTAGCGGGTGCTATTGCAGTAACAGAAGTAGTGACGAAAATAGTTTTATATTGGTTGCATGAGAGAGTTTGGAATAAAGTGAAGTGGGGTAAGACAGATGCTTGAGTGTTTGATATTAGGTGATAGCATAGCAGTAGGTACACATCAAGCAAGACCTGAGTGTGCTGTATATGCTAGAGGCGGAATCAACAGTAGAGATTTCGTTAACAGATATATAGGCAAAGACTTAGTTGCCGACACAGTAGTTATCAGTTTGGGTTCTAATGACCATAAAGGTATTAAGACTAAAAACGAATTGATGGATTTGCGAAGTCAAGTAGTAGCAAAAAAAGTATATTGGATACTGCCTGCAATCAAACCAGAGATACAGGAAATAGTAGAAGAAGTAGCACACAAGTATGGTGATTGGATGATTAGAATTCCTCATCTTTCAAATGACGGTGTGCATCCTACTAGGCAAGGATATAAGAAAATAGGAGATATAACAAAATGAATGGATTAAGAAATTGGGTAGAAATTATCAAAGATAGCATCCCTGACCATAGTAAAGATATAAGATTAAATCTTGACGCAGTAATTAATCGTAGCCTGTTGAGCAAAGAAGATACACATGCAGTCGCATTAACAAGCGCACTTGCGGCAGGCAATGGAGAACTAGCGTTTGCGATCATGACTTCAGGAGAGTTGGATGAATTTCCTAAAGAAATGGAAGCCGCAAAAACAGCAGCGAGCCTAATGGGAATGAATAACGTATGGTATCCATATGTCGAGATGACACAGGATCCCGAACTCAAAGGCTTACCTGCAGGATTGCGTATGAATGCATACGCAACACACGGTGGTGTATCAAAGAAGCAGTTTGAGATGTATGCACTAGCCGCTAGCGCAATAGGTAAATGTCATTTTTGTGTTAAGAACCACTATGATGTTCTTAAGAAGGAAGGAATGACTACACCAGAACTACATCACGTAGGTAAAATCGCTGCCGTGATTAATGCCATTAGCAAAGTAGCGCCAGATTTATAATCTGCCTATAAGCATCATTCTATTATACTTTAGATGCCCATAGTCAAATACTTTTTCACCTTCGAAAAGTATTTGACCCATGGGAAACTTTGATTTAAAGTCTTGCATATCAGGTATAGGATGAGTGATGTTCCATACAGGATCATCATTCACTACATTACTAGACTGTATACAAACTAATTGATATGGATTGACTTTATGATACCAAGTTGCGTCCATATGCTCACAACTAGTATTGATGATCACATTATTGTATCCTAACTCTTTATGAGATATGGTATCAATATGTTTAGTGACGTTACGTAGTTTGTGCCCTTCACCTATCATCCAAGCATTATTAATTTTGTCTGCTATCTGAGTAGCACGGTCATCTACATCTACTCCTTGTATCATATTATACGTCTCTGATTTCCTAGTCAACATCATAAACCCTAGTAAATTATACCAGGATCCTATGATCATGACTTGTGCAGGATCGGGTAAATGCTGTTCTAATTCTTCACAAAGCCAAAGTTTGCTTTGTAATTGTCCGTGACTGAATGCGTTGAAGTCTATCATGCTTATATTTACTAACGTTGGTTGATGTATAAATAAAACGATGGACTTGTAGAGTCCTTTTTCTATTATATAATCAGGAGAAAAATATGAAGAATGTAATCGTTTTGGGTTTAGTAGCACTTGCTCTTGTAGCATGCGGCAAGAAGGAAGAAGTTAAGGTCGAGCCAGTAGTTGAGGCTGCACCAGCAGTCGTTGCCCCTGCCCCAGCCGCTGAAGTGGGCAAGCCTGCTGATGAGAAGGTTGAAGCCACTGCACCAGCAGCCAAGTAATTTAAAAAAATCGCCGTTAAATGCGATAAAAAATTACAAGGAATAAATAAATTCACTATGAATACTTTACTACTCATATCTAAACATTGGTGTTCCTTACAGATTAGTAAGATGAATGCCTATGCCTTTGGATACGAGACACCACGCAACCAAAGAGATCATGAGGTGCCCGGGTGATGTAAGTTGTTGATTTATAACGAATTTATGTCCCGGGCCTAAAAAACCCGGGATTTTTGTTTTTGAGGCTTGACATTTGGTTTTAGAGGGTGCATAATACATTCTGTGTTGATAATTTAAGGAGACACAGATTAGTAAAAGTTTTAAACAAGGCTTGACACGCACATGAATTTGTGCGATGATAGCAGACTAGTGTGAAATTGAGGGAACGAGGTCCTCACAGCGCACTTTAAACATGCTGTAAACGGGCGGACAGTATACATGAAAGGGTTGGCGATAACTTCCCGAGTAAGACTACTGACTAGGGCATGACCCTAGTATAGCAAAGGAAACTTTGCTATTCTATAAGCACATTCGTTAATGCCATCAGGCTCTGCAACTCGCTTGGGTACTCCGTGTTAATTTTGAATGTGCTTATAGAATAGTAAATAGTTCGTTGCCCATCTAGCTCAGTTGGTAGAGCACCTGATTAGTAATCAGGATGTCGGCGGTTCGATCCCGTCGATGGGCACCAAAGTAAAGATTATTGGCCTATAGCTCAGTCGGTAGAGCATTTGACTGTTAATCAAAGTGTCCCTGGTTCGAGCCCAGGTAGGCCAGCCAATATTCTGTAGGTAAGATATGTTGAATAGGACATATCACGGTAGTTCGCGGTGTGTGGGGCGACTATCTCTTTTTAATTTTGCTCGGTTCGTCTAGAGGCCTAGGACGCCGCCCTTTCACGGCAGTAACACGGGTTCGAATCCCGTACCGAGTACCAGTTTGGGTCTATCGTATAATGGCATATTATATCTGGCTCTTAACCAGAAAGATGCAGGTTCAAGTCCTGCTAGGCCCACCAAACCTCGGTTGAGGGATCATCCAATGGTAGGATAGCGGACTTTGACTCCGTTCATCTTGGTTCGAATCCAAGTCCCTCAGCCAGATTATATCATCCTGTCCTTTGATGTAGTAGGGAATGATTATACGGTAAAACATCAGTACAGAGTGCGAGGTTGTCTGTTGGTAGCATGAATATACTATGAGGTGAACAGAATAGTCTATGTTGCGCGGGGGCATAGATGAGATCAAACTCTATTGTTGTTTACGGTGGAGTTAGCCCGCGCCTTAACTAAATATTCTCTATGAACAATTACTTTTTTAAAATAGCAAAATTTGATATCGATGAAACTCTGTTATACAACGAGTGGTTCCACGTAGCCAACAAATACGATGCGTTTAACAGGACTAAAAAGTTTATAGAAGATATCAATGGGGTAAAAGGTTACAAGACCTATCATAGGTTGCGAATCAACTATCCCGATAATATGAGTAGTGATATGGATCCAGTTATGATACAAGGGTATAACACTGAAGTAGAGGCTACTGGATATAGCATCGATAATATCATTGATGATTTTAAAGGTTCGTATACTGAAAAGATTGCTAGACAAGTGCATGATTTCTTGCTTGAAAAATATCCGGCATATATCGTCACTAATATCAAGTATCATTCGATATCACCCAAATCATCAATGACGTTGCATATTGATGATAGCACTAGACCTAGATTTTTTCTTTCTGCTAGCGTACCCGAAGGTTGTTTCATGCAAATAAACAATGAGAAGATTCCTATGCATGAGACCGGCGCATTGTACAGAATGATATGCAAAGTGCTACATAATCCATTAAATGAAAGTGATGGTTATCGTGTTTCTATGGTTTTTGATATAGCACATAAGTAAGTGCTAAATAAGTTTTGTGAGAGTCCGAAAGCAAAGAGTTTAACCAACTACCTGGCTATCAAGGATGTATCCGACCTTTTGTTATATTCGATCCCGGTTATTAGGGTGTGCTGTGGTGGCACTGGAAACAAAAGGGGGCATATCTAGCCCTTAAACGGACGATAGCACCCTCACCCCGAATTAACGGGCCTGTAGCTCAGTTGGGAGAGCGCCAGCTTTGCAAGCTGGATGTCGCAAGTTCGATCCTTGTCAGGTCCACCAGATTTTAAGTGAGTTTAAATTGTTGCATCTTATAAATGATTTCACAGATAAGTTTTTCAGTTTCTTGTTAGAAGATCCTGTGAGACCAAATATTCCTCAAGTTGACCGTATAGGCAACAACAAGGATATCTTTGTCATGCGTGATGAAGATGATAAGGCACAAGCGATAACCTGTGTGAGTTATCAAAAATCTGTTCCTACTAGTGAGGCTGATCTTTTTGAAATGTGTGAAGAACCCGAGATCGCGGTTTTTTATACGATTTGGAGTTATAAAGCCGGAGCCGGTAGACAATTGATATTTGATGCCGCACAGTATATCAAAGAAAACAGACCTGAGATCAAACGTTTTGTCACATTAAGTCCTAAGACTGAAATGGCTAAAAGGTTTCATCTTAAGAACGGTGCTTTAGTATTCAGAGAAAATACAGACACCGTTAACTATGAATATCTATAAATGTCGCAGAGTGGAGAAGGGGTATCTCGTCAGGCTCATAACCTGAAGGTCGGTGGTTCGATTCCATCCTCTGCAACCAATAACTGTTGTTAAAATACAACAGGCTTGACAACGGGACATTTCGGCACTATAATACATGTATTGATGCTGAAAAAGCGTCCCGTTCTTTAAAATACACGATTTTTTTATATACCGGTAGCTCAACTGGCAGAGTAGCGGTCTCCAAAACCGCAGGTTGGGGGTTCGATTCCCTCCCGGTATGCCAAATTATGTGTCGGTGGCAGAGCGGCCCATTGCAACGGATTGCAAATCCGTAAAACCGTCAGTTCAAATCTGACCCGACACTCCAAGTTTCATCGGAAAATGGCTGTGACCACCATAACCAGCCCAGTGCTTTTGTACGGCGCAATTCTAGACAAGCCAGAGAGAGCAAACGATAGCAGGGAGATTGCTATCCATAACGATGAGCCCTACGTTCCGGGTGTCTCCGGATAGTGTGACCCACACGATGAGAAGTAGTGTGACAACTACGGGTGGTAGTCTTTAAACCAAAAGGCCGCTGGCAGTGCGAGAACGGTCCCTGTCGGGAAGCGGGTGGAAGGAGTGTGTGATGGGTATGATAGCGTCATATCTTGATACTCTATAATTACCGCCGGGGGACGCAGAGCATTTTAAAATATATTAAGGGTTACCTGATCCGTTAGGTACTTTAAGAGAGGAGCACAGGGGCCGCCCTACGCAATCTTAGAGTACAGGAAGCGTATGAGTACATTGTACCGAACGTGACGGGCAGTTAGGCAGTAATGACGAAACTGAAAATATGAGAGACGGTCTCATATAGCAAGTCTAGTTCCCTTAGTGTATTTTAAAATGCTAAATTAAATATGCGGAGATGAAGCATCAATGGTGATGCAGTGGACTGTAAATCCGCCGCCTTCGGGCACGACTGGTTCGATCCCAGTAATCTCCACCAAATATTAGCCTCAATAGCTCAGTTGGTTAGAGCATCGTCTTGATAAGGCGGGGGTCCATAGTTCGAATCTATGTTGAGGCACCAATTGGCAGTGTAGCATAGCGGTTAATGCGCTTCCTTCATACGGAATAGATCGTGTGTTCGAATCACACCACTGCTACCAATGGTGGCTGTCGTCAAGCGGTTAAGACCATGGATTGTGATTCCATTATACGTGGGTTCGATTCCCACCAGTCACCCCAAATTGCCATAGTAGCTCAGTTGGTAGAGCAACGGATTGAAAATCCGTGTGTCGTTGGTTCGATTCCAACCTTTGGCACCAAAAGGTTGACAAATAGATTCTTTGATAGTATAATTAAAGCATAAGGAGAGGTGCCCGAGAGGCCGAAGGGAGCGGTTTGCTAAACCGTCGAACGTAGAAATATGTTCCGTGGGTTCGAATCCCACTCTCTCCACCAGACCCCGGTTTACACTTTTACGTTATATAAAGTGGGTGATTGTCGCAACCATACAGACACGGTGAGATCATTATCGACCGCAAGGCCTGATTTTACGGGCGACTTGAGACACATGATCGGGCAGAAGTGAAACTGACCTAGATGCAAATATCAACGGACAGGGTAACAACTCAGTTTGGGGCAGAACAGGGAACTGTAGCCAAACACTTTAGAATTTTGGCCCGTTAGATCAGTTGGTTAGATCGCATGCCTGTCACGCATGAGGCCAGGGGTTCAAGTCCCCTACGGGTCGCCATATTTTTGCGTCTTTAGTTCAGTGGATCAGAATGCAACGCTACGAACGTTGAGGTCGGAGGTTCGAGTCCTTCAAGGCGCGCCAGCCAATCATCTATTTGATTTGCTATCTTATGAATCGTGTTCCTGCTGTATTTTCTCAATGCAGGTAAATCATTTATAGGAGTTCTATTGATAGGGTGTGTGCTATCATCATTATCTTCATCAGGCATGTACATTATAGTCAGGTTAGGATTATTGATATGTTTCTGCCAAGCATGATATAGATAATCATAACGCACATCCTTCTTGAATACATCTGAGTATTTTGGTAACAGTATCAACGCCTTTCGCTGTGTATCTGATAAACGGTTCACGAAATGTGTGATGACGTTATCAAAATATTCTTTAGTGTGATTCTTTTCAAGAGACCAATACATGCTATAATCGAAAATAAATTCGATGTACGAAGCGAACACAATGATCTTGGGTAATTTCTCAAAATTATACTGTGAGTGATATAATTTATCAGTGCGAAACAAATCTTCTAGTGGTATATTGTAATAGATTTGATCCATATATCTGCTATATGCGGCGTATGCAGGTCCTAAACAATGCATCAAGAACGCGATAGATGGTTCTTTAACTGAAAGATTTTCTTGACCTCTGATGAAGTTTTCTAAAGAGGAATATTCATGTACGTTGATATAATCGATATCAGCATGATCTATACAATTGCTACCCAATAACATTTTGTATTTGGATTTCAACAATTGCATACATCGTTGTTCAATATTCATGTTCATGACTCTGCAACTAAAAACAAAATTAGTTATAGTGGCTGCGTTTAATAATGAATCACCTTTAGTTTGTATTGAGATATAACCGATCAAACCATAATAACCATACTTGTCCCATGCGAATACAGCATAACTTTTTATGTCGTTTCTGAGGATATAATCTGATACTGTGTTTTTAGCAAAGCGACTATTGGTATAGTTAAGTTGATTGGATTTATTGACTAGTTCTTCTACTCTTTCTTGATATAACAAACAATCATGATTCTCTGCTATCGCTATATTGATATCAGAATCTTTTAAAAATTCAATATTAGAATCATAAGATTTTCTGATATCTTTCTTTGTTTCTAATATTCTATATTGTTTTGTTTTAGTATTATTTTGGGGTATGGCAAACTCATCTATGAATTTGTATGGGTCATTGTACGTAACTATGCCTGGACAATAATATGTTGCTTCATTGAGGTTTATCATATTATCATCGATGAATACAACATCATCCGAACGTAACTGACAATCAGATATAATTTGATTTATCCTGTTACCTTTCGGTAGTAGATTGATGCTTGGGAAAACAAAGAGTTCCCAAATATCTAGACTCTGTAGTTTTTTCTTGATACGATCATGATCGTTTTTAGAACAGATAGAATGTATGATACCATTCTTTTCTGTGTTTTTTATAAATTCGATGATGTCTTGATTCGGCGAAGTATCGCCGCCTTCAGTGATACTACCACTCCATAGTACACCATCAAGATCCCAGATAACAAGTTTAACCATACAGATATTTAGTTAAGCCCAGGTGATGGAACAGGTATACGTGTCTGACTCAAAATCAGAATTTTGTGGGTTCGAATCCCACCTTGGGCACCAATATTGGGGATTCGCCAAGCGGTAAGGCATCGGATTTTGATTCCGACATTCCCAGGTTCGATCCCTGGATCCCCAGCCAAATAGTTTGACAAGTTCCGATGAAACAGTTATAATTTTAATAGAATGATTGTACATTTGACAGATTACGGGACGTTAGCTCAGTTGGTAGAGCAGTAGACTTTTAATCTATTGGTCACAGGTTCAAATCCTGTACGTCCTACCATTTTCAGGATAAATAAAAATATGAGTAAGTTGTTGATCACAAGCGGATGTAGTTTTAGTGAATGTCTATCGTCAAGTATCGATACTTGGCCTCGACATCTCACACGTAAATTAGAATCGCATGGTTACGATAAGCATATCAGTTGTGCTATGGGCAGTCAAGGTAATGGATTGATTAGTCGTGGACCAATGTATGAAGTGACCAAAGCACTGAAGACTCATAAGCCAGAAGACATTCTTGTCGGCATTATGTGGAGCCACAGCAATCGATTTGATTATCGTTGTGAAGACCCTACCGTATTGAGTTGGGGTCATGAGAACAAGCATCATTGGATGGTGAATCCACGATCATTTGTAGATGGAGCACCCAATAATTGGGTGATCGGTAATCTACATTGGGATAGTATAGAATTCTCAACTCATTTGAAGTATTATCATAGTCATATCGGTTCATCAATATTGAGCCTTGAGCATATATTGCGCACTCAATATTTTTTGAAGTTGAAGAAAGTTCCATATTTCTTTACAGATTTTATAGACTATAATATAGTTGAGAAAGCATTCTTACATGAACCAGAATTGACTTATCTCATGGATGAATTAGACAAAGATCAGTATTTACCCGTAACGAGCGAACACGGTTGGTTGATAGAAAATAGCATGACTAAGGAAGAATATCTTAAAGAACATAATGGTTGGCAGTGGATTCATCCTAAGACCCATCATCATAAAGAATTCGTAGATAGAGTTATCTATCCTTGGTTGCAGGATAAAAAGTATATATGATTTTTCTGCCCGTAGTTCAGGGGATAGAACAACAGCCTTCTAAGCTGTGGGTCGCAGGTTCGAATCCTGCCGGGCAGGCCATAAAGTGAGGACTAATGAGAGTTAAAGTATACAATGACAGCATAATTCATTTGATGTTTCCTAATCAAAAGGAACTCACTATGACTTTATCTAGACCTCAAGAATTCTATGAAAGCAATAATTCAAAGTTGCGTAATAGAATTTTCACGTATGAACAATTCATAGATCATCATACACAAAAAGACGGGTGTTTTGACTACTTCAGTTTTTGGGGTGGTTTTAATATACCTGGGCATATCTTAGAAGACTTCTTTGACGTTTTTGAATTGACCCAACGTGAAGCAGCGGTTAGGAAAATTACTAAGAGATACAAGCGAAAGCCTTACTATCTGATCGGTACGTTAGCAAAAGATGATGAGACGATGGTTCACGAACTACTACATGCTCATTATTATTTGGATCCTGTGTATAAACAACAGGTAGATGTGCTAGTGAGGTCTATGAGTAAGACTCTAAGAGTAGAACTGACCACTGCGTTAAAAACAATGGGTTATGCTAACCATGTGATAACGGACGAAATAAATGCGTACATGGCTAGTAGTAAATATAAGTACTTAAAAGAGGAATTAGAATTAGATGTTACGAGGGCTGATATGAAGCCATTCGTAGAGTTGATGAAGACAATAATGCGGCGGTAGTTTAATGGTAGAATGAGAGCCTTCCAAGCTCACGACAAGGGTTCGATTCCCTTTCGCCGCTCCAAACAAAGGTGAATTTTATGATGGATAGCAAACAAATGGCACTACAATATCTCATGGATTCGTGTGATGATATGGCTAGTGCTTGCGAGAAGAATTTAAAGTCGCTCGACAAGAAAAAGACCTTAAGAGATTTAGAACGAAATTTTGGTAACTTGCTAGCAAGTATTAAAGAAGTAGTCGAAGCATATAAGTTAGATGAGAACAAAGTTTTTTCCGAAGTAGAGAACTCTATACAAAAACGCAAAGAATCAATCTGACTTGGTATGAAGATTCTGCGTAAGATAGTCAACATGGATAGTATGCTTTATGATGAGCATAGCCATGACATTTTTGAGAAACATGATCATTTCTTTCAACTAGATGATCGCTGGGAATATGTCGATAATATAGAAGACGCAGACATAGTTCCTATATTACCAGCCGGAAAACCTAAACTTGATAAATGCTCACTTAGATTGAGAGACGATCAAGTACTATGTATGTTGATGTACTATTTGATAGATGATCACCATGATATATCATTTTTTGAAAATGTGCTAGAATACGCGGGGCATATAGCCAAAAATGTATTGATAGTGCATAAAAATAGTTTATTTAAAAATCATGTTCACGATAACATCGTGCATTATGATTCTATGTTTAGTATCACTAAGATGTGTTTTACCGAATATGAAAACTATGATTTTACAGACCGTATTTGGAATCTATATTCACATAATGATACATATCGTTTACCGGATATAAAAAAGAATCTAACTAAAAAATTTATGTGTCCTACGTATGTCTATCAACCATATACACATGCTAGGATGATCTATAGAGCAAAAGTTAGAGAAATCATAGAACCATATAAAGAATATGGTTATGTGAGTACAGATAAAGTCAAATTGATGCCTAATAGTCCGGTGACTGACCTCATGCTGAATAATATGATGAATAGTACTACTATACAATGGTATCCGGTCAGCGATGAATTATATAACTCATCCTGTATCTCAGTTGTATGCGAGACTATAACGGGTTTATGCAATGAGGATAAAAAATATAATAAAGTTCAATGTGTCACAGAGAAAACACTAGAACCATTGGCAAAAGGTAATTTCATATTACCATTTGGATATCCCGGATTGATACAAGATGTATTAGCATATGGGTTCAAATTACCAGAATGGATAGATTATTCATATGACGATTTACATGACATAGATAAACGATTTAACAAGTTCAAAACGATATTAGATAATTTATTAGGTAACATCTCTGTAGACAGATTACAAAAGTTTTGTGAAAGAGATATAGATATATTAGAACACAATAAACGGGTATTTTACTCTAGACCTTATGATAATTTATATGATATAATCTTGAGTAAATACAAAGAATTATTGCCCAGGTGATGGAATTGGTATACGTGTTGGTCTTAGAAGCCAAATTTTGTGGGTTCGAGTCCCACCCTGGGCACCATTATAAGAGAGCATGATGATAATCACTAGAGATATAATCAATCGTGATATAAAATATTTCGACCGCACACAATTAAATTTGCATAAGGATTTTGATTTTGCCGGCTTGTCTAGCATGGTCGATGCATATAAAAATCTATTCATGTCTAAGGGCGCTAGTAAAGGCAAAAGCGTAGTCATAGGCAATCCTGCTAATACGTCACAGATAGCATTAGTATTAGCATGTGCAGAATTAGGACTCACGATTATGATCGTAGGCAATCCGTTATTGCCGGGCACTAAACCAGAAGACTATATTCGCATGAGAGGTAATATAGATTCTAAACTAAAAAAATTGTTACCGATAGATTACTTTATATTAGATAATCAGCAAAGCACAAATAAGTTTGAGGTGTTTAGTGATGTTTGCAGATACACTATTCTTATAGAAAATGAGAAATTAGATTACACCCCTAACAACACGATATATGCAGACGATACTACTTTATTGATAAAATGTACTAGTAGCGGTACTACTGGCGAACCTAAAGTACTATCACATACTCATGCATTCATGTATGAATTAGTACATAGAAATAGCAAGCAATTTTATGGTAATATGGGAATGCTCAGTAATCTTGCGCACGGTAGCAGTATCGCTGTGTATTTTTTACCGGGACTAGTATCTAAAGATGTAAAAAGTTATTACAACTTACCTAATATTGATCTAGCGACTATATCAAAGATACTACACAATCAAAATGCATCATTAGATCATTTGCTTATTCCTTATACAGTGTTCATCGATGATTTTTTTACAACAGATCATAAATTATCAGGTTGTGTGCTACATACTTTAGGTATGATACGCAAGTCTTGGGTGAAAGAATTGTATAGCGGCAGGATCAAAGACATAGTTAGTATATTTGGAACTAATGAAACTTCAGGTCCCTTCTTATTGAATAAAGCGTCTGATCCTGAATTCGCTGAAGATACATATTTTGAGATAGATGATTTTTATAAATTAAATCTATCAGGTAATTATGGATTAGAAGTCATAATGCCTATATATGAAACCAGTGTGAGGACACATGATACTTTCTACAAGCAAGGGAATAAATTTGTGCATGTGGGTAGAAGTAACTTATATCGGATAAATGATTTAGAAATCGATGTCAACAAGTATCAAATAGAAGTTGATAGATTGATAAAAGGTGAAATAATAGTAGACACAAAGAAAGATAACATCTATCTTGTGATTTGGGAAGATATAGTAGATTTATCTAAAATCGACTACATCAATGCCCGTATGAAGAGTGATAGTAATGGATTGCATTTCATATCCAAATATGCAAAGTTAAATTATTCAGATTATCTCAATGGCGTCAAGATCGATAGAGAGACGTTGAGGGAATACTTCCGAAATCTTTAACCAATTCACTATACATTCTTGTCCGGGCTAGTTATAATATACACAGTTAATCGGAGAATGTTATGAAAACGGTTACATTTGAAAACATCTTCAATAAAGAGAGGTTCGAAGTTTTTGGTAAAAAAGATACCAAATTCATCGATGGTATTGAATACTGGAAAGTATTTAAGCAAGGTACCAAGCGTGAAGTATTAGTACGCAAGGATTACTTGAAAAAGGTTAAATAAGAAAGACAGAGGACGATATGGCAGTTTTAGCACTTGATATCTCAGGAACTCCGCGTCAATGGATCACCAATGATGACGCGATCACTTACCATGCCAAGAGAGCAGTTGCCTGGACATTGGGCAACATCGTAGCAAAATATCGCGGTGGAGTTCAAAACGATGGTACAGAGTCATATTTGGAAACACCTAGTATTATCGCTATCAAGGGCCATGGATTCAACCCCGCAAGGCATGGGCGTGTCGCATTGACTAACCGCACACTGTTCGGTCGTGATCGTCATGTTTGTGCATACTGCGGTGGTCATTTCCCTAACGGTAATCACCTTAGCCGGGATCATATCTTACCTAAGAGTCGCGGTGGTGTTGATGACTGGATGAACGTAGTAACAGCATGTAAGAAATGTAACACTCATAAAGGTAGCAAGACTCTAAAAGAAGCAAAACTTGAATTGATCTATGTGCCATATGCACCTAATCACTTTGAGAATCTAATCTTACAGAATAGGAACATCCTAGCAGACCAGATGGAATATCTACTGTCAGGGGTACCTAAACATAGTAGGATTATCAATTGAGTTTATTGTACTCCATATATGGTTATTTTGGACATCTATGCGAAGTCCCGAAAGATGTCCTTGATAACCTGCATGAGAATTACGAATATGTGACGCAAAACGTTCATACAAACATGAGGAACACTACTTACAAGCAGTGGTTCCTGCAAGATACAAAGACAGAAGATGTATTTACATATAATGATGCAGATTGGACTGTATGGAATGATCAAGACAGGCTTAGACGTACTAAAGATTTTTTCAATCAGTACGTGTCAGAGATATTTCGATTTAGATTTTCGTTCTTAGAAAAAAATAACAGCGTTGATTTTCATTCGAAGCACATGTTGCCCAGAATTCATATACCATTGAATGATAACGATTCCTATTTTGAAGTCATAGATGAGAAAGGAAATACGCATTCGTATAAATTAGAATATGGACATGCACATTTCATCAATGTGACATATAAACATCGTGTAGTAGGTTCAAACTCTAACGCAAGAAAGAACAGTTTTTTCTGTTTTAAAGAGTTCTCAGATAGAAAAATCGCAGAGAAGTTTTTAAAATAATATATAGTATAGAAGCCCACTTAGCACAGCTGGTAGTGCAACTGATTTGTAATCAGTAGGTCGGCGGTTCGAATCCGTCAGTGGGCACCATTTTTATGATCATAAATACAGAAAATTTTCGCAGGATAGTAGGGGCAAAGATAGTAGGCTTTGACCCCTATTGTCGTTATGCTAGGGAAAGACATATAGCATACGTGCATATTCCTAAAAACGCTAGCAAGATAATCATGGCTGCATTGAATGATTATACGGATATAGTACTTGAAGATAGAAATCCAGTTGATGTACAATTAGAAGACCCTGATGCTAGGTTTATAGTAGTGTTGCGCAACCCATTAGAAAGATGGTATAGTGGTATACTACAGTACCTAGAAAATATCAATTATCGTGAAGGACTTAAGAATCCTAAAGTGTTGCGCATGATATGTGACGGCTTAGATTTTGATGTACATACACAATTGCAGATAGACAAGTTAGATGGGTTAGATACAGACCGTTGTGTATTTTTCAATGCTGATGATTCATCCTTCAATCAAAAACTGATAGACTTTTTCAGCAAAGAGTTAGACTACGAGATAAAACTTCCGGAAAAAACGGTTAGTTATGATATAGATAATCTAAACTATATCAGAGATTTTATTAGAGAGAATCCTGAGACATTAGAAAAGATCAAAAAGTATTATAAACCCGATTTTATGCTGTTTGATAAAGTAGCATTTGTATAAGTTTTGTACTATACAAAAACTATACTTTTTGGCCTGGCTGTATAAATAGACTTGACACGGGGACGTGTCCATGCAGTACAGGAGTAGTACAATGAAGAAGATAGCAGTAGCAACATTGGCTTTGTTTTCGACTCTAGCATTCGCTCAGGATCGTGTAGCAAAGTTTGATAGAGATGAAGACGGCAAAGTAGATATAGTAGAGTTAAGAAAGTCGTGCGATGTATCACACAATCTGTTCGAAAAAGCAGACAAGAACGGTGATGGTGCATTGAGCAATTCTGAGATGAGAACAGCCAAGGCTTATCTCTTCACCAAATGCGATGAGAAAGTTGCTTAATTTAACAACCATCCTCCAGAGGGTTGTAGGGCGGTAGCGATATCGCCCTTTTTTATTGCATTAGTTTTAAATTAATATATAATGAATATAGTTCGGAGTGTAGCACAGCCTGGTAGTGCGTCTGCTTTGGGAGCAGAAGGTCCAAGGTTCGAATCCTTGTACTCCGACCAGTTTTACAATTTGCGGGATTAACTCAGTGGTAGAGTAGCGCCTTTACACGGCGAATGTCGGGAGTTCGACCCTCTCATCCCGCACCAATCAACTAAAGTCCTCATATGTGTCATCTCTCACAGTATCAAGGGTGGCGCAATGAGGACCACCGCTTAATGTGCGGCAATGACGCATACGAACCGGCATTATATCAAAACCGTTCGCTTCTAGTTGTTTTATGAGATTAGTCTGACGCTCTTCTACAGCGATGAGTTTATCACTGAGGCTGAGGATGTTCATGCCTAACCAAGGACTTGCAGCCGCCCAATGCTCTTCATATGGAGTCTCAATCGGATCCGCCGCATAGATTTTCTTCCATGATTTAAAGAAAGAGGGAAGGTTATTCTCATTGACACGCTTAGGATTTAATAA